GAACGGAAATCCTTCCCGCTCTTGGTCGAGCATGTATTGTTTGAACTCCATCTCCATGTCGTGCGCTTGTTTGGAGAAGCGTTCGTGTGCCTTGACGAGTTCGTAGAGCTTCGCGCCTACCACCACGTCCTGCTTACAGTAGTCCTCCAACTCCTGCGTCCACTCTGCGAACGCCGCCGCCGAATCATCTTCGGCATCCAGCTTTTTCAGAATGTCGATCTTGTACACACCGAGGCGCACACCCCAGGCTTTGAGGCTGTGCCGCCCGATGTGCTTGGTGGGGAAGTCAGGGTTCTTCCGTTGGAACGCGAAGTCCTTATCACGCAGGTCGGTCCAAATGGTTTGGCAATCCAACAGCGTGTCCCACAGAGCGCCCTTCGGATTGAAGGACGGATACACTTTCTTCAATGCCGGTACGTCGAACTCGATGATGTTGTGTCCGATGAGAACGTCAGCCTTCTCTAACACCGGCAGGAAGTTCCTGATCTTCTCATCGGTCTTGCCACCGACTGAGTAGACCTGTCCTGCCGCTAGGCCCAACTCACCAGCCGACTCCTCGTCAGCCGCTCTGAACGCGATACAATGGACTCGCGTAAGCGTGTCGAGAAAGCCGTTCGATTCAATGTCGAAGATCAGTCCTGCCATTTACTGCCTCCATTTCGTCATGTCTGCGAACAGTTCAACCGTGTCTGATTTGTTCGGGTCGTACTTGTAGGTAATGTCTTCGGTTGGTCTCCAACGCCGCGCCTTGTACGGACACGGCAAGAGCTTCGCGTGTTCGAACGCTCGCAGTTCTTCGAGAATCCTGCGTTCCTTGCCGTAGTAGAGGTAGTCGTAGCGAACCTCTGCCATCAGAACCTCCATCCTGTTTGCAGAATGATGAAGTCCATGCCGATGTTCGGCTGCGTCATGCCCGCGTTCGACAGGTGCCAATACTCGACACCCATCACCATCCGTTTGTATTCGACTAACGCTTGAGCGCCGACTTCGAACTGCGCCCGCTGCGGGAGTTCGTAGACCGTGTGATCTACATAGGAGAGACCGGCCTTCGGCAGGAACGAGACAGCCCAGTTCTCGTTGAACTCGTGCTTGAACCCGTATTGCAAACCGAAGCCGTAGTAGCCGCTCGTTGACGCCTTCATGTCGAAGCCGAGTCCCTTGTCGCAGGTCATGGCCTCGATCACTTGCCCGTCATCTTTCTTTTGAACTTGATGCCACGGTGTTTCGATGGTCAGCATGTGGCCCATCAGAATCAGTGGCGCGAGACACATTCCTAACATGGTTGCCTCCCACTTGTGGATGACTCAGGTTAAATTTTTGTCGTGTCGAATCCGGACGAAGCGCGGCTCAACGAGCCTGCCGCTTGGGTTGATCTTGCGGTACGTCACTTCGATCCACTTGCCCATGATGGTGTTGTAGTTCCACCACTCGCTGCGCTGTTCGTCGCTCATGCCGCTGACGAACGTGCTAACGCCGATGCCTCCAGGCGTGTGTGCCTTGCGCCACTCGGCTTCCGGTAGAACCTCCAGCGCACCGAGCAGACCGGCGTACTTCCCCGTTCCCTCCTTCATACCGACCACGAGACAATCGCAATCCAACGCAGGCTTCACCTTGAGCCACGTCTTCGTGCGCTTGAACTCGTAGAGCGAATTGATTCGCTTCAACACGGTGCCATCGCAGCCGCCCTCAAGGTTGATTTCGTGGAGGGTCTCGAACTGCGAGAAGTTGTCAACGTGTACCGGCTTCACGATCTTTACGTGTTCGGTTTCCTTGATGTGATGGCGCAGAACTCGCTGCCGTTCCCACAACTGACGATCACAGTTCTTTGTCAGCCACTCGGATATGGACAGGGCATCGAAGATCGTGAACGTCAACTTAGTGTCGCGCTTCCCTTCGGAGGCTCGCGCAACGTGCATGGTCTCCTCCCACGTAGAGCCATGCAGCTCTCCGTCGAACACCACGTTCTTGTGATCCAAGGTCTTGAGGATATGATCGATGTTATTGAGAGGCTTGCCGGTGCGGGACTGCGGGACACCACCAACTATTAGGAGGCGGGCACCGTCGCGCTTCGCCTCGATCTGCCACTGAGACCATTCACTAGCTGGCCACTTCGCCAGTTCCTCCTTTGATACAACCGTCAACAGTTGTGGTTCCATATAGAAATTCCCTCCGTTGTTCTCGTGTGACTTGTGCTACCACGTCGATCTTGCCTGCGATGGTTGGGATCTCAGGTTCGATGGCGTCGAGGATCGCGCAGCTAATGGTGAACGTCCGGTAACTCGTCGCCATGATCTTCGCGTCCGGCTTCACGCCTGCGATGATCGCTTCGATGATGTTGGTGTACTCGGTGGTCAGTGTCTCGACGCCCTGCGGAGAAACGGACGGCAGCGTGGTCGCCACCGCCCGCATCACGATCTCAGTAATCAGTTGTCGCGTTGTCTTTGCCATTGAGAACTCCCTCCGCGCTCCCAGGTTCGAACATGCGTCCGGTCTCACGGTCGTACATGAGTTCGCCCGCCAGTCCGGTGTCCCCTGTGAAGCGATTCTTTACGACTCGGAGCGTGGTGATGTTGCTGCGCTCCTCATCTTGTTGGTTGCGTTCTTGCCCGATCACAATGTCGGACAGTTGGCCGATGCTGCGCGAGCCGCGTAGAAGGTTGAGCGAAATCTTTCCGCCTTCCTCTAGTGGCTTGTGTCCGTTGCCTGGATCTTTCAGGTGGGACACGAGAATCAAACCGATGTTCAACTCCTCCACCATTGAACGGAGTTGAGTCATAAGGTTGTCGATGTTCCGCCTTTCGTCGCCCTCTGCATCGCCAGAGACAACAATCGATAGGTGGTCCAAGACAATCCAACGACAACCGCAAGCGCGAGCAAGGTAACGAATGCGGTTAAACAAATTATCTCCGTCGATAGATCCCCAGTGATCATAAAAATATGCCTTCCCCGAGAGGCGATCCCACGCAGCCTTCATCTGATCGACGCTGATCTTCTCCCGCGCGGCGGGTAGATGGATCGGTGCGTTCAGCATGATGCTGATGAGACCACGAACGGATCGCTTCACACTCTCTTCGAGTGCGATGTATCCGACCTTCTCGCCGTGGTTGATTAAGTGAACGGCCAACTCGCGGCAGAGTTGTGACTTGCCGATGCCACTACCGGCACAGGTGGTCACGATCTCGCCAACGCGCAGACCGTGTGTCTTCTCTTGCAGCCCGCGCCAGGGATACGCCAACGTGCTGTTCGGTTCTTCCGCCATCAGCATGTCCCACGTATCTTCGGCGCTCACGATCCCATCGGGACGGAACACCTTCGCTCCCCACACCGCATCCATCAGTTCCTTGGTGCGGCCAGCGAGCAACATTTCGTTCGCGTCTTTTAGCGGGAGGTTCCAGACTTTCGCTTTTCCTGGCGTAAGAAGGAGAGCACACTCTCCCATTGCTTTCCGTCCAGGGTCGTCCATGTCAAAGGCGAACACGACGGACTCGAATCCTTCGAGCCATGCGCTTGCCCTGGCAATATCTTTCTTCGCGCCCGCAGCACCGGACCTGATAGAAACCACCGGCCATCGGTTGTCTTGGAGTTGAGAAATTGACATAGCGTCAATCTCGCCCTCAGTAACGACCACCATCCGACCGGCATCACGCCACAACTGCTGCCCGAACAGACCCGCAGACTTAGGTTCACCAAGCCAGATGAAATCTTTATTGGGGAACCGAACATGCTGCGCCACAATGAAACCCTTCTCATCGTGGAACGGGGCGATGTGGACGGGGCCACCGTTGAAGGTGCCGACCATGTAGCCGAACTTGCGACAGGTCTTTTCGTCGATGCCCCTCTTGGTGAGGGATATGAACTCACCGTTAAGAAGTCCTTCCAGTCTCCGAGGAGGATTTGTTCCATTTGAGTTGGTAGCATCCCCTTCTCCTTTTTCGTAGTGGTTGCAGCCAAAACAAAAGCCATGTCCATCGGAGTAGCGGGCGAGGTTGTCGCTGCTACCACACTCAGGACACGGCTCGTGTTGGACGAACGCACTCTCGTCCTTTTCCATTAGTCCTCCTTGTGATCCTTGATGTGTCCTTTCATTCGCCACTGTTCGTACACTTTGAACTCAGCACTCTCCCTCTCGATGGCGCGACCCTTCATCACGTTCATCAGAAGGATCACGCCCTCGTTGTACCAATCGAGTTCAGCGGGTGTGAGTTCCATTCATTCCTCCTTAGACAAGCGGGGCCAGCTCGCTTTTATCATCGAGGTATTCGGACACATCGAACGAAGGGCAGGCTTTTCCTGCGTCGAGGTCTCGATGGCCGACAATGACTGCGCGTGGAAACTCTTCGTGTAGCTCTTGCAGAGTGATGAGCAGGGTTGCCCACTGTTCTTTCGTGAAGTTGTTCTCAGGAGTTTTATGATCGCGGCTAACCCCGCCAACCAGACACACACCAACAGACTTATGGTTGTAACCAACAACGTGTGCGCCGATAGCATTGATGTTTCTCCCTGTCTCGCGGCTTCCGTCCCGCCGTATGACGAAGTGGTAGCCGATCTCGTTAAAGCCTCGCTGTCTGTGCCACTCGCTGATCTCCTTCGCCCCTATGTCCATAGTGGGTGGAGTCGCAGCGCAATGGATCACGATGTAATCTGTCTTCGTTCTCATTTCTCCTTTCGCTCCTCGATCCACGCTTGAGGCACCACGCCCTTCGCGTATTTGAAATTGTTCTTCTCGCACCACATGGCGTAGGTCGTGTTAGACTTCTTCCCGATCTTGTTATTGGGATTCGAGAACACGAACCGAATATCCAGGTGCGGGTGTTGGTACTTGATGCACAGATGCTTCTGCCGGTCGGAGGACTTGAACCATCCCTTCGCTTCGATGATGATTCCGTTCTCTAGCTGGAAGTCGGGGTGATACTTGCGGTCCTTGGTCTGCGTGTAGGGGATCGGATCAATCTGCTTCTCTCCCTTAAAAGAACAAACGCCAAAGAGAGCGTCCTCGATCTGGACTTCCAGACCGGAACGCTTTCCTCCTTGGCGTTTGATGTTCTTGTAAGGGTTAGAAGTCTGGGTTGCTCGATGCTTCCGCACCGACACCCTCTTCGACAGGAGCCTCTTCGCCGAACGCATCTTCGTTGCCGAAGCCGTAGGCCGAGGCGTCACGCTGATAGCTGGACACGATGGTAATTCCCTGCACCGCTTTCATGTTCAGTGAGGTATAGAACGCACCGGTCTCCATCGCTGTGTGCCGGATGGAGTACGCCACCTTGATCACGCTGCCGCCGTAGATCGCAGCATCGGACGGGAGGCCAGCGCCCTTCGAGTCGAACAGGGCAGGCTTGAACGTCCACGTCGAACCGTCCTTGCGCTTGCCCTCTGCCGTGGTCTTGAACTTCACGGCCAGCTTGCCGGTCGGCTCGCCCTCTTTGGTCGTGTCGTCGAACACCATGTTCTGAATGCCCATGTCGTTGTACTTTTTCTTCGGGTTCGCTTTCTTCGCTTCGGCGTAGCCTGCGTTGTGCGCTGCCGTGATCTTCTCGACGAGGGCGATGGTCGCCGCATCGTTCGGGTCAAGCAGCAACGTCAC